GAGTCAAACATCGCTCCGGTTGTGTGGGGAGTTGACTGTGCAAGATATGGCAGTGACAAGTCGGCATTGGCGAAGCGTCGGGGTTCGGTTCTTTTGGAGCCAATAAAAACGTGGCGCGACAAGTCCACGATGGAGTTAGCTGGCATTATTCACAATGAGTACGAGGCGGCTAACCACGACGAACGTCCGGTTGAGATTTTGGTGGACTCGATTGGAATTGGTAGCGGAACGACTGACCGATTGATTGAGTTAAATTTGCCCGCTCGCGGCATAAACGTCGCTGAGTCGCCAAGTATGGCGCAGAAATACATGCGTTTAAGGGACGAGCTTTGGTATCGCAGCCGAGAGTGGTTTGAGGCGAAGGACTGCCGGATACCTGATGATGGTGCTTTTGTGGCTGAGATGGCGGCTCCGCGATTTCAGTTTACGAGTGCTGGCAAGATTAAGGTTGAGAGTAAGGATGAGTTGCGGAAGCGCGGGATTGCGAGTCCCGACATGGCGGATGCGTTTTGCCTGACTTTTGCCAGCAATGCCGTGATTGGCGCACATGGTTTGAAGTACGGCTGGACTCAGGATTTTGAGCCAGACACCAGTTTTGTTGTGTGAGGGAGCTATGCCAAAGGTTGGAAAACGTCATTTCAGTTACTCGACAAAGGGCAAGGCAGCGGCAAGAAAGTATGCCAAGAAGACCGGAAAGAGATTGACAAATGCGAAGCGTTGAAATCCCGCTTAACGCCAGCCCTTACACGATTATTCACGCAAGGCCGCGCAAAGTCGAGCCGTTGGCGGCTGTTAAAAAGAAGCGTGTAAGAAAGAAAAAGGCGTAGTGACTGACACGCCAAACGTTCGTGGTTTGCTTGACGACGCCGTCCATCATCGTTCGACGCTTTTGCCACTTGTCAAAGCGTATCGCCCAACCGGCGACACGATGGTGCCGGAAGAGATGTCTGTTGTCGAGTTTGGCGTACCGGAGGTTGCGATTGATCTAATAAAAAGCGCAATGTTGCCTGGCGCCGCCGCGCAAGGCTACCGCGCCACGCCGACAGATGTAAGCCAAATGGCGCTGGACACGATGCTAGGCGGCGGCTTGTTGGGCCGCGCTCCAAGCGGCAGCTTGGCGGCGAACGTATGGCACGGCGGGCCGCACAGGTGGGCAGCGGAACCGGGCTTCCCATATGGACGCCCCCGCCTTGACAAGATGGGAACGGGCGAGGGTGCGCAAGCTTATGGGCCGGGGTTTTATACGGCAGAGTCGAAAGGGGTCGGGACAAGATATCGAGACGATTTAACCAGAGACCCAGATATTTTTTACAAAGGAGAGCGGGTGGATTTTGCGAAAGGGCATGTTCCACATGACGCTACAGAACTTCAGCGTTTAGGGTTTTACTCACATTATACCGGACAAGACTTAAACGACACGGCTTATGACTTAAGTGCTGTGGCTTCAGAGATTCGTGAACAGGCTGAACGTGTGGCATTCGGTAAGCCGCTTAAAAAAGCGTCGGAGTTTCCCGAGTGGATGCAAGACGTCGATGTCTATATAGATAATGTTGTGAACTTAAAGCATGCTGATGATGTACCGACAGCATTAAAAACTGCTGACGACTTTTCTAATGCGGCAGACTTTATGATTGCAAACAAGCGGTTCATCGAAGAGCGCTACCCCAAAGGCACCCTCTACAAGCTCGACATCCCCGACGCCGATGCCGCTAAAACTCTCGACTGGGATGCACCGTTGAGTGAACAAGGTGCGGTTGGTGACAAGGTTACTTTTATTTTAGAAAAATTGTACCCTGATACCAAATTGCGGTCATCTATTACCGGCGAGCAGGCTTATAATCTCATAGTTGAAAAGTCTGGGTCTTTGGATTGGCCGATTGGTTCAGATGTAAGTGTTCGCCGCCAATTCTATGAAGTTGCTGAAAATAAAACCGCCGACGCTCTCCGCGAAGCTGGCATCCCCGGCGTGAAATACCTTGACCGAGGCAGTCGAGGCGCAGGCGAAGGCTCGCGCAACTATGCCATATGGGACCAAGACGTTCTCGACCGGACGAAGATGCTGGAGCGGGACGGTGAAATATTAGGATTGCTAGACTAATGGCAAAAAAAGACGACGACGAATTCCAATCTATCGTCCGCAGCGAAATCCAGTCAGCGATTAATTTCACTGATCAGGAACTGGCCGCTGACCGTGTAGAAACGATGGATTTTTATATGGGCGAGCCTTTTGGTAATGAGCAAAAAGGTCGATCCCAGGTTGTGATGACTGAGGTCTCGGATGTCATTGAGAGCATTCTTCCGAGTCTGATGAAGATTTTCACCGCTTCGGGCGACTTCGTCCGCTTTGCGCCTCGCGGCCCAGAAGACATTGACGCGGCAAACCAAGCAACAGAATACGTTAATTTTATACTTAACTCAGACAACAATGGCTTCGTTATTCTTCATAATTTCTTTAAAGATGCTTTGCTCTTTAAGATGGGTGTGGTGAAGCACTATTTTGATGAAAGTGAGAGCGTTTCCGAAGAGGTTTATGAAGACTTAACAGAAGATGAGTTGACGGCGTTGCTTTCTAATCCTGCCCTTGAAGTTTTAGAGCAGGAGAGTCGCGAAGTCGAAGCGCCGGATGGCGGAATTATGCCTTTGGTGTTCGACATCCGTGTCAAGCGGACAAAACAGGACGGTCGCGTTCGCATCGAGAACATTCCGCCGGAAGAGTTTCTTTTTAATCGCCGCTCAAAGAGCATTGACGACTGCCGATTTGCGGCACATCGCACGACCTTAAGCGTGAGCGATTTGGTTGCGATGGGTTATGACCGTGAGTTGGTTGAAGAGCATGCTGGCTATTCGGAAATTGACGAGGTTGGAGAAAAGCAGACACGGTTCCAAGACTTGGAGAGTGGCGATGCGGATAGCTCGCACGATCCGAGTGAGCAGGGTGTTCTGTATACAGAGGTCTACATTCATTCCGATTATGATGGAGATGGAATTGCCGAATTAAGGCGTGTTTGTACGATTGGCCCTTCTTATGAAGTTGTAAAAAACGAGCCGTTTGGAGAAATTCCATTCTCCGTTGTTTCGCCAATTTTAATGCCGCACAGAATGGTTGGGCGCTCAATTGCGGAATTGATTAAGGACTGTCAGTTAATCAAGTCGTCGCTCATTCGCCAGCAACTGGATAACGTGTACTTGACAAACAACGCAAGAATTGCGGCTGTTGAGGGTCAGGTAAATTTGGATGATTTGACGACAAATCGCCCCGGCGGCATCGTGCGAATGAGAGCGCCGGGAATGGTGCAACCCATTTCGCCGCCGTCAATCAGTCAAGCAGCATTTCCGCTTCTTGAGTATATGGATAACGTAAAAGAGAACCGCACTGGTTTGACGAAGGCGTCGATGGGTTTGGACCCTGACGCGTTGCAGTCGAGTACGAAGGCTGCGGTAGCGGCTACGATATCAGCGAGCCAACAGAAGATTGAAATGATAGCTCGCGTCTTTGCCGAGACCGGCGTGAAGCATCTGATGAAAAGCGTGCTTAATTTGGTGACGGAGTACCAGCAGCAATCTCGCGTCATCCGGCTTCGCAATAAATTTGTTGAGATGGACCCCCAGCGTTGGAATACCGAATTCGATACGATTGTTGAAGTCGGCTTAGGCACCGGAGACAGCGACCGCCGCATTGCGGTGCTAACGCAGATTGCCGCCAAGCAAGAAGAAATCCTGACCAAGCTCGGCGTGATAAATCCGCTTTGTACGTTGCAACAATACCGCGACACGCTCGGCAAGATTGTCGAGTTAAGCGGCTTTAAGGACAGCAGCGTTTTCTTTTTGTCACCCGACAATCTCGACCCGGAGACGCAGCAGAAAATTAAAGAGCGTGCGGAACAATCTGAAAGTCCCGAAGACAAGGTCATCGCGCTCGAGAAAGCGAAGGCGCAAGCCGAGATTGAAAACGACCGCATGAAGTTGCAGGCCGAGATTGAGATGAAGCGCGAGAAGGCTGCTGCCGAGTTGGAGATTAAACGGCAAGAGATGGAAATGAAAATGCAGATGCGGATGCGCGAAATGCAGCTTGAGGCAGAGTTGCGCGGCGTCGAAGCAATCAGCGGCGTCGACGTTTCGACTAATCTTCCGAGAACGCAGTAGTGTGGGTACCCGTCTATTCTGCCTACACAAAAACGGATGAAAAAGGCGGCGTGACCTTAACGATTTGTGTCGAGGGTTTCGATTCTGTTTTGGAGGCCCGTGAGTTTTTGCACTTTTTTGTAGATGAAGACGTTGCGGATAATATGCAGGGTGGTTTGAATTGAACGACGAGCTTCAACTGCAGCGAGAAATTAATCGAGCCGCGCAAGCCGCAGAGTTATTTCGCAACCCAATCTTTGAGGAGAGTTTTGACTTTCTTAAGGCGAGATATCAAGAGGAGTGGTCTGCGACCGCTCTAAAAGACGGCGAGACCCGCGAGCGGCTTTACTATTTGGCGCAAGCAGTCGATGCCGTCCGCAGCCATTTACAATCGGTCATGGAGACCGGGTCTATGGCAGAAAAGCAGATTAAGGAGCTTCGCAAGAAGTCCTTTATGTAATCCCGTAGTCGGGATGGCCAAGGCGCACTGTGCGTCAGCCTTTAAAAAATTTGGAGATTTTTATGAGCGAAGCACCCCAAGAAGGGACTCCGCTGTCCATTGCAAATGCCGTGGACGCACTTCTTGATCAAACGGCCCCTGAGGAGGATACGCCTGTTGAGGAAGAAGAAGCCGCTACTGAAACCGCCGAGGTTGAAGTTGAAGCCGACGCCGAAGAGTTAGAGTCTGAGGACATCGCTGAAGGCGATGACACTGAAGACGATGACGAAGAAGCCGAGGTAGTTGAAGCCAGTGCTGAAGAGCCGGAAACTTACCGGGTTCGTGTTGGTGAAGACGAAGTCGATTTGACGCTTGATGAATTGCAATTAGGCTACATGCGTCAATCGGACTACACGCGCAAGACACAGCAAATTGCCGAAAACCGGAAAAAGGCAGAGGCAGAACTGGACGCGCTTTTGGCACAGCGAGAGAGCTATGCCGCTCAGTTGGAACAGATAAGTACCGCGTTAAACCAATCGGAGCCAACCCAGGAATACTGGGAGTTGCTACAAAACGAAGACCCAATCGAATACGTCAAGCAGCGAGAGGCTTGGCGAGACCAGCGCGATGCACGTGCGCAAGTGCAAGCTGAACAAGAGCGGGTTCGTCAGGAGCAATATGAGCAACTGCAAGCGCAGTTACAGGAACACCGCGCACAGGAAGCTGAAAAATTACTCGATGTGATACCCGAGTGGCGCGATGAGCGTATTGCGCAGAAAGAAAGGTCTGCGCTCCACACTTATGCCATGCGTGATCTTGGATACACCGAGAGCGAAGTCGGCAGAATAGCTGATCACCGTGCAATCAAAGCATTGCGAAAGGCCCATTTGTACGACGAGCTAATGAAGAGCAAACCGGCTGCAACAAAGAAAGCGGCCAAGGCACCGAAGATGGCCAAAGCGGGTACTCCTACGAGCAAAAAACAACTTAACTCGAAGCGGAAGAGACAAGCGCTTCAGAACATCAACAAGCAGAGGGGACGGCAGTCGGTTGATGCCGCTGTCGATTATCTTTTGCAAAAATAGGAGACGAGAAAATGGCTACGTGGGCCACGTCAGCAGCGGTTGGCGAACGGGAAGACCTGAGTGATGTAATCACTCGTATCGACCCGGCTGAAACCCCGCTGGTAAGCAACGCTAAAATGGAGACAACGAAAGGTGTACTCCACGAATGGCAGGTTCAAGAATTAACAGCCGCCGCCGACGACAATCATGTCAATGAAGGTGCGGACTACAGTTATGTGAACCCGAGTGCCACTACCCGTGTCGGCAATCACCACCAAATATCTGTGCAAGCCGCACAGGTAAGCGGTACCTTGGAGACCGTGGACAAAGCAGGGCGCGACCGCGAGTCTGCATATGTGAAGGTCTTAAAGGGATTGGAACAGCGCCGCGACATTGACAAGTCGCTGTTTAAAAACGAAGCCCGCAGCGGAAGCGATCCACGTAAAGCTGGAAAGTTTCTGTCGTGGATCACCAATGTGGTAGCTGAGTCTGGTTCGTCGGCTTCGGCTGGAACTGGAACAGACGCTGCCACCTTGTCGGGAACTGACGACGCACTTGCACTAGCTGACATCGATAATGCCATGAAGCTGGCTTATGATGACGGCGGTACACCTGACATGCTCGTCGTTTCTCCCGCGAATAAGGTCGCGTTTTCTGACCTCAATTCCGGCAGTCTGGTGACAAACCAACTGCACATGACGGCTAATGCACCGCAAGACGCCATCATGATCGGTTCCGTAAACTGAATGCGGCTTGATTGAGAAATCAATCTCGAAAATCTGGTGAACTCAGGGGAACTCTGGAAATAGACAATCCTGAGCCAAGCCTCTAACGAGGAAGGTGCAACGACCATCCCTTCGGGGAGTAGGCTGGAAGCCCAGCCGAAGCGCCAGACGCCCTTCGGGGCGATGATATGGTCTGATCTGCGCGGTGACGCGCAGCAGCGGAAGCGGTCTTAGTTTCGCGAACTAAGGCGAACACAAATGATCTATGTACCTAACCGACTTCGGCACGTTGAATGTTGTCATTGACCGACAGGCGTCTAATTCGGAAATATTTCTAATCGACAGTGACCATTACTCGATTGGTCATTTGCCGGGTCGGATGTATTCCGTGAGCGATGTCGCGCCCACTGGAGATCGGACGCAATTCGCAATTTTGTCGGAGTGGACATTGATTGTTCGTGCGCCAAAGGCACACGCAGCAGTCCTTGATCTCAATACGTCTTAATAAGACCTCTTGATAACAACGGGAGAGGGGAGGCTTTTGCCTCCCCTTTTTTGTGATGAAAAAATTACTGAGTAAGTCACCTGGAAAGCGGACCTACGCGCAATGGGAAGGCGACGACATGAGCGTTGTCACAGAGCAAGAGGTCACGCCAATTCTGGAGCAAAACAAGAAGTTTAAAAACGAGTGGAAGCCCGGCGACTACATGACCGGGTCGAAGCATACCCACAAAGTCGCGGAGTTTCCGGCAGTCTTGTTTTACGACCTCGTCAAAAAGCTCGGTGAGCCGCAAAAAAACTTAGCGGCCTGGAAACGATTCCTTAACGACCCAGAAAATCAGTATTTGCGTACTACGGGCGGAAAATTGTAATGGCCATCTCGACTTTTACCGAGTTGAAAACGGCGGTCGATAACTGGCTTGCCCGCACTGACTTGCAGGGTCGCGCTGCGGAATTTATCGCTCTGGCCGAAGCGCGAATGAACCGAGAAGTGGAGACACGCAGTCAGGAGAAGCGCGTCACATCAACGCTAGTGGCTGGCGACCAATACGTCTCGCTGCCCGGCGACGTGCGCCGCATACGTCATGTTCGATTGAACACTTCACCGATCACGAACCTGTCATTTATGACGCCCGTCAGTATTGACCGTCAGCACTCGGGAACTGGACAAGGCAAGCCGCAAAGCTACAGCATCGTCGGCACCGAGATTTATTTTCGGCCTATTCCCGACAGCGGCTACGAGGCCGAAATTGCTTATGTCGCCAACATCGACGCGCTGTCTGACAGCACTGCGACGAACAATATACTGACGCGCCACCCCGACATTTATTTGCACGGCGCACTGGCAGAGGCTTTCGGCTTTTTGATGGACCCGGCGCGGCGGGCGCAACACGATGCGCTCTTTTTGAAGGGCATCCAGGATATTCAAAACGACGAAGACCGTTCACGGTTTGGCGGTGGTACTCTAACTCTAACTACTGATTTTGGAGAACTTACATGAGCGCAATGAGCGATCATCTTGAAAACGAGATACTGGATCACATTCTCGGAACCGGCAGCTACACGATGCCGTCAACTGTTAGGATTGGGCTATCGACCGGCAGCTTCGGAGACGACGCAAGCGGAACCGAATTAAGCGGAAGCGGCTATGCCCGTCAGGCGATCACATTCGCCGCTGCATCGAGCGCCTCTGCCGCAACGAATGCGACGGTAACTTTCCCGACCGCGACTGGATCGTGGGGTTCAATCGGATTTTGGGGCATTTTTGACGCCGCGTCAGGAGGCAATTTATTACTCCATGGCGCGTTCGCAAGCGCGAAAACAATCGGCTCGGGCGATGTTTTGCGAATCAATTCCGGCGATCTTACGGTGACGGCTGCTTAATTCATGCCGGAAATCACCGGCCCCAATCTTGACCAACTCGACGCTTGGGGTGACCTCGACAGCCTAGACCTTTCGCTCGACAACTCCGGTTGGACGACCAGAAAGCTGCGCCTGACCGGAAATTTTCGGGCAAGCCCGACTCTGGAACAGCTTGACGCTTTTTGCGTCGGCATCGATGACCTCGCGTCATCTCTTGACGCAGCTAGTCACGGTACGCCGGCTTCGATCAGCGTAACGGCGACGGCTACTGCGACAACCGAAGTCCTCGTTGATGTTTCCGGCTCTGCTGCAATTGCCGTTACAGCGAGCGGCTCCGCCGAACGCATTCAATCTGTCAGCGGAACGGCGGCAGTGGCCGCGACGACGACAGCGTCGGCGCAGCGCGTTCAAGCCGCCAGCGGCAGTGCTGCCATCGCGCTTACCGAAAGTGCGTCGGCACAACGGGTTCAAGCTGTCGCCGCCAGCGTCGATGTTGCAGTTGCTTCATCGGCAAGCGCGACGAGCATTAAATCCGTCACGGCATCGGCAGACATATCGGTCACAGCGAATGCGAGTTTCGGAGACGTTAGTCTTGTCACCGCAAGTGCCGCAATTGCGGTAACCGCGAGCGCGGCATCGGAGCGTATTTTCTCAGCGTCTGCGTCGTCGTCGATTGCGGTGACAACAAGCGCTGCGGCAGAGCGCATTCAGACCGTTGCTGATTCCGTTGAGATTGCGCTCACCGCTTCGGCAAGCTCGCAGCATCTTCATGGGATGTCGGCAACCGCACCGATTGAGGTTAGCGGAAATACTCCAACTCCCCAGCTAACTGCCGCCTCGACGGTGGCTGCGGAAATTTCATCAACGACTTCGGCGTCGTCCTCAATCATCGCCGTTGTGTCTAGCACGGTGACTACGGCATACGAGATTTCGGCAACATCCGAAAAACTCGGTGAAACGTGGAGCGACATTTCTGCCGGCGGCGAAACTTGGACAGAGGTTTCTGCTGGCGGCGAAACTTGGGCAGAGGTTTCTGCTGACAGCGAAATCTGGAGATTAGCAGCGTGATAAATTTCGCCGACTTTACGCCGGATCAACCTGCCTTCGAAAACGCGGGTGTTGTTGAGGCGAAAAATGTCATTCCAGCGGTGCGAGGATATCGATCACTCAAAAACATCGCCCCGGTCAGTGGAGCCGCCACCAACAATATTCTCGGAATGTTTGCGGGCAAAGATGATGATGGCAATAGCGCCCTTTATGTCGGCGATAAAGGAAAACTCTATATTTTTGATACAACCGATTCATCGCTTGCGGATAAAAGCGTCGGCGGCGGCTATTCGACCAGCGGCACTAATATTTGGCGGTTTGTTCAATTTGGCGAAACGTTGTTAGCGACAAATTTTGACAACCAAATCCAGACAAGCGCGGTTGCCGCTGGCGGTAATTTTGCAAATTTATCCGGCACGCCGCCACGGGCGAAATTCATCGCAATCGTCCGAGATCAGGTGATGGTCGGCTACACGAACGACAGCAGCGACGGTACAAAACCGTACAGGCTGTGGTGGTCCGCAATCAACTCTGCGACCGGATGGACGCCTGGAACAAATCTCTCCGACTTCCAAGATGTAGCAGATTTAGGCGATTGCACCGGATTGGTCGGAGGCGAATACGCGATAGCGCTATTTGAGCGAGGCATCGTTCGCGGTCAGTTTGTCGGCGCTCCGCTGATCTATCAGTTCGAGAAGATTATTACGTCTCGCGGCTGCGCCGTCCCTGGATCGGTCGCCTCCATTGGAGCGCAACAAGTTTTCTTTCTTTCGGACGACGGTTTTTATATGCTTAGCGGCGCTGATCTCGTGCCGATTGGTGCAGAAAAAATAAATGACTTTTTTTTCCGGCGCTTGAAGCATTCGGAGCGCGGCAACATGAGGGCAGCGATTGACCCTCTGCAACAGATAGTCATATGGGCATATCCATCAGTCGATTCTGTCGATGGCACAAACGACGAGTTGCTAATCTACAATCATTTTTTGAATAAATGGTCTCGAGCCGTGGTCGACTGTGACACGCTCGCACCACTATTCACTGGGGGCCACACTTTAGAGCAACTCGACGCAATTAGTAGTAGCATTGACAGTCTGCCTGCGTCTTTGGACGACGGCATGTTCACTGGCGGATCATTTTTCTTCGCGGCAAGTAAGGACAAAAAAATCCAAAGTTTTACCGGAACAACGTTGCCGGCGGTAATTGATACCGGAGAATTCCAGGTTGAAACTGGACGTCGCTCAATCGTCAATACCGTTATTCCGTACGTTAGCGGTGGAACGATTGCACCGACCATCTCGGCAAAAGTTGGAAGCAGGACGCTACAACATGAAGGCGTCACATTTACGGCAGCGTCTGCCATCAACTCAGAGGGCTTTTGCCCAGTTCGGTCAGAAGGACGCTTTCACCGCATCCGTCTGGAATTGTCAGACGACTGGCGCCAGGCGCAAGGTGTGGACGTTGACGCCCAGGCAACTGGTCTGCGCTGATGCCAAGCGTAAATTTTCGTGGTATTTCTGTGTATTCCGATCAGCGCGAAAACGCTGAAGTAGTTAATAACATTTTACAGGGAAAACTAAACGCAACGGCATCGGTAACGCTGACGAACAGCGCGACGTCAACTGCTGTCACAGATTTTAGGGTCGGTGCCGAAAGCGTCATCCTGTTCATGCCGACGACGAGCGACGGCGCGAGCGAACTGGCGGCGGGCGGAATGTTTGTCAGCGCCCGCTCGAAAAATACTTTTACGATTACGCACGCGAGCGCATCAACGACACGTAGTTTCGACTATGTCGTCATTGGCTAGGGACTGGCCGCTGGCGCTCCCCCACATTCGGGATGCGCTGAAGCACAGTGGCGATATGCACACGCTCGCTGACGTTTATCAACGGATAGAAGAAGGCCGCGCAGAGTTGCATGTCGGCAACCGCAGCGCGGTGGTCACGCAAAGCCTGTCCGCCGGAAAGCATCTGCATTTTTGGCTGGCAGGCGGACATCTGGACGAACTGAAAAACATCGAGCGCGACATCACAGCAGTCGCGAAGGCACGCGGGTATGAAAAGGTCACAATCGCCGGTCGGCGCGGGTGGCTTCGAACCCTGGAACATTATGAAGAGGCGGCAACGATTATGCTGAGAAAATTATGAGCTTCGTTGGTGATTTGGTGGGAGACGTTTTTGGTGGCAAGGTTGAGCAAGAGGCGACAAAAGTTACAACGCAAAACATCGATCCGCCTGCATACGCCAAGCCGTATCTCGAGCGAGTCTTAAAGGAGGCACAGGCGAATTACGAGACGCCACGGGAGTTTTTCGGGGGTCAGACATTCGTCGACTTTGATCCCCTAACAACGGAGGCAATTGGCCTTGGGGTTGATCGTGCGCGGGCTGGCTCGCCCTTCGCCGACGCATCGCGGGACGCGATGCTGCAGGGGTTGGATTTTCGCAATGCTGGCATGCCGTTTTTGATGCAAACAGCAAGAGGTGATTTTTTAGATCGGCAAAATCCGTTTCTTGACGCTGCGGTCGGGCGGGCAACCGACAAGGTGCAGGGGCTAATGAGTCAAGCTGGTAGGCTAGGGTCAACCGCAAATTTGACCGCATTGACTGACGCGGTCGCACCCATATACCGCGACGATTACGAGCGCGAGCGTGCGCGACAGCATGAAGCCCAAAGACTTCTCGGCGGTCTGTCACAGGCAGACGCAGGAATACGACAGCAAGCCGCGCAACTAGCGCCGCAAGTAGCGGCGTCAGATTATGATGATATCAGTCGACTCGCTGGCTTCGGTGGAATACTTGAAGGCAAGGCGCAGGAAGCGCTCGCTGACGAGATCAATCGATTCAACTTTTTGCAGGGCGAGCGCGATGCAGCGCTTAATCGATTTGCGGCATTGACGCAGGGCAGCACAATCGGCCAAGCCGGTACGACGACAGAGCCTATTTTCGGAAATCCGACAGCACGCGGATTCGGCACCCTGGCGTCATTGGTGGGAGCCAGCGGAATGGCGGCACAGGGATTTGGCGGAAAGCCGAAGCCGTAAAAGGATTTTTAAAAATGGATTACAACGATCTCTTAAGCCCAAATTCCCGCAGGTTTGCCGCGTTTGCAGCGCTTGCAGAATTGGGCAGTCAATTACAAAATGCCGGTGCCGCTCGCCTCGATCCAACCGCTCGAGGGTTGGATTTCGGCAATATCATGAAGGTCTACCAAAACAGCCTGAACACGGACGCGCAGCGCAATCTTCTGGCGCGAAAGCTGAATCGCGAAGACGAATTATGGAAACGCGAGCAAGAAAAATATGAACGGAAGAAACAAGCTCGGGATGCCTTTCTTAACGAGTTACAGCCGCAAACCGTTCAGACGATGGATGAAGACATGGCACCGATGACGGTGCAACAACCCTCCGCGCTTATGCAATCTATACCAGCCGCGATGCGTCCAATATTGCGAGGCTTGGTTTTAGGCGATAAGGGAGCCGAGGCGTTTGGTGCAGTGCTAGGTGCGGGTTTAAAAGACAGAACGCCGACATCTATAAAAACATTAAATTATATTGATTCGGCTTTAGCTGGGTTACCCGAAGGCAGTCCGCAAAGGGCAACCCTCGAAGCTATGAAAACAAAACTTCTTACGCCTGCCGGAACCAATGTATCGGTTAGTACGGGGAAAAGTGCAGGAGATTTAATATTAAAAGGCTTGGACGAAAGCCGTGAGGCAGGAGGTATTGCTGCCTCTACCCTCTCCGAAATGAACGAATTAGAATCTTTATATGATAAGGGAGTTAAAACAGGATTCGGGCAAGAATTATTTACAACAATTAACAAAGCGCTCCGCGCTGCGGGCTTGTCCGACGTAGATGTTTCAAACGAAGAACAATTCCTAGCAATCACAACGCAAGCAGCAATTTCTAACGTCAAAAAGCTAGGGCAAAATCCGACAGATAGAGACTTGGACATGATCTTCCAAGCTGGTCCTCAATTGATGAATACAAGGGAAGGAAATTTGAAGCTGATAGCGGCGGCAAAAGAAAAGGCGCGTCGGGTGATTGCTAGAACCAAATTCCTTAACCAATTTGCTTTGGAAAATGAGGAATTAATTAATACGAACCCCACCAGATTTTATCTTATGCAGGGTAACTCTTTGCTAGATTTTGATAAGAGGCAAGGCTTTGGAAATTTCAAGTTCACTCCGCCTGCCGGAAAATCTACGGGTGTTTCTGTGCCGAGTATCTATAAATGACCGAAAAAATTGAAACATCGTTTAACGCCTTCATCGATCAGACAAAGGCGGCGCTGGAACGTAACGCAATTACAAAGCCCGAAAAAATCGAACTTGCGAAACGGGTCGTTGAGCTTGCGGAATCCGGGTCGGTTTTAGACGGCGGCTTTGCAGCTTTCATTGCCGGCGCGTCGATGAATTTTTCCGATGAAATTATCGGAGAGCTACGTGCGGCAGTTGGCGACGATGATCTCTCGATGTTGACTAAAGGCATCAACCAAATGCGCCAAGGCGCAGATGTTGAGCCAATTGACGAGGGCGATGTAGCGACAATTCTAGAACGGCGCGCAATGAGAAAATATCGGGATGAAAACCCCGGTGCCGCGCTCGGCTATGAATTAGCGGGCGGCGTTGTTACTGGCTTGCTAGTGCCTGGGGGAATGTACGCGACAATTCCTAGAGCGATTGGAACAGCAGCAGCGTCAGGCGCACTTTCTGGCGCGGGGGGTGCCGATGAATCTGAAAGTCGAACTTCTGGAGCCGTTAAGGGCGGGACGATTGGCGCATTTACGCAGGGCGCATTAAGTGGCGCAGGGCGAGCAATTAGCGGCGGCTTGCAGAGTTTACGCACGGGAACGCCAGCAAGTTCTGGATCAAATATAGCCGACTCAATCGTGCGCGATGCAATGAGGTCTGATTCCGTAACGCCCGCAAGCGTTGCCGAAAGAGTTGCAGGGGCTGGTGGCAAGCCGATGGCGTTGGCAGATATGGGGCCAAATCTACAAGCTACGCTTGATGTTGTGAAGCAGTTGCCTGGAGAAGCTAAAAAGACGGCGACCGATTTTTTGCGCGAGCGCGATAAGTCAATGGTCACGCGATTGACTGAAGACTTGCAACAGGCGTTCGGGTCACGGGCAAGGTTTTTCCCCGAATTCAAGTCGATGCAAGCCAAGAAAAAACGTCTCGGCGGGAAATTATACGACACTGCTACATCAAAAAATGTCCCTGTTACTAATGAACTAACTGCAATCTTAGACCGCCCTAGCTTGAAACAAGCCTTTGCGGAAGCAGCGGAGATCGGCAGAGAGGCGGGCTATAGAATGCCCAAGTTAGTGCTGAACGACCGCCGACAGCTTGTTGATGAAAACGGCGATGTCGTTACTGGCGTATCAACTAAATTTTTACATTATCTGAAGCTCGCGCTTGACGATCAGGTTTTTAAAGATGCTATGCCGGTCGGCGGCTCCGGTCCTGTTAGGGCTGCTGGGATAAAGCAAACCCGCGCAAAATTTTTAGATTATATCGACCGCAATAATCCATCTTATAAACGCGCTAGAGATTATTGGGCTGGCGAAACCGCAGCGCAGAACGCAATGACAGAAGGGCGCAAGTTTTTACGCGCTGACCCTGACGAACTAGCTGACGCAATCGGCTTTATGGGTCGATCAGAAAAAGAGGCGTTTCGCATTGGCGCAATGAACGCGCTGATGGAAGGCGTTGAGGGCGGTGTTGATACAGCGAACCTTGCCCGAAATATGATTAAGCGGGAGCGCAGCAAGAAACTTATACGCTCGACATTTGATAATAATGAAGCGGGGCAGCGTAAATTTAACAAATTTATTGCCAATCTTGAAAACGAGATCGACATGAAAGCAACGTCGAGCACCGTTCTCGGAAATAGCGCGACGGCTGCGCGTCAGGCGGCGATGCAGCAAGTTGACGACCGCGTTGCCACTGCAATGCCGCCGCCGTCAAGTATCGTTGACGTTGTGCGTTCAGTGTTCGGGCGCAACGCGAAAAATGTTGCGGAGCAACAGCGGGAAGCGGCAGCGCAAAGACTTGCCGAAATTCTTACTTCTACAGACTACGCAACTTTGAACCGCACGCTGTCAGCGATTAGCGATCCGCAAGGCGCAAGGCGAGTTATAGACGCATTAAAAACGGGAACGCCTAAAGCGTTGGGACGAATAATTTCGCCGGTTGCAGTCGGCGGCGCTGCCGGAGGGCAGTCGTCCAGTTTACCGTTAATGATTAACATACCCTAATTAACCCGCCCGCCGAGGCGGGTTTTTTAATGGAGAACCGAAGAGATGGCAAAAAACTCATGGAATGATTATTCCGCAACCGCCGCTTCAAATACCGATATTGGCGGCATTGATATCGATGAAAATTGCGCGCCGTCAAATATAAACAATGCGCTGCGCGAAATGATGAAGCAAATCGCAGACACGGTTGCCGGCACGACTGCGCTTAGTTCAGTAAATATTGATGGCGGAACAATCAATGGCATTACCGACCTTGCCGTTGCAGACGGCGGCACCGGGGCAAGCAACGCTGGAGACGCAAGATCGAACTTAAGCGCAGCCGCGAGCGGTGCAAACTCAGATATCACCTCGCTGACCGGGTTAACGACCGATCTGTCTGTAGCTCAAGGCGGTACTGGTGCTGGTACATTCACCGCAAACGGCGTGCTGCATGGGAACGGCACAAGCGCGATTGGAGTGACTGCCACTGGAACGAGTGGGCAAGTGCTAACCAGCAACGGTTCTGGCAGCGCACCGACATTCCAAGACATCGAAACCGGCGGCGGCGACGTTCAAACATTCACGGCGAGCGGCACCTGGACGAAGCCATCGAGCGGCAGCATCGTGATCGTGGAATGCTGGGCAGGTGGTGGTTCGGGCGGCAAGGGAACTGGCGGAGCTTCGGGCGGGGGGGCCGGGGGCGGGGCCTACGAGCAGGGTACTTTTCCGATTGGCGACATCGGCGCGACGGTCAGCGTAACGATTGGCGCGGGCGGTGCCAGTCAAACTAGCTCGGACACGATTGGGAATGACGGCGGCAATACGAGTTTTGGCGGTCATGTTCAGTGCTTCGGCGGCGGGGCCGGGAAAGCGGGCGGCGGACAGTACGCGGGCGGGGGAGGCGGAGGGCAAGCATCAGCCGGAACTGCTGGTTCATCAACCGGCGGGGCGGGCGGAAACCCTAGCGGCGGCGGCGGGGGCAGTGGCTCTGGCGCAAATGGCGCTGATTCCGTAAATGGCGGCGGCGGCGGCGGATGCGACGGCCAATCCTCAAATGCGTCCGGCGGCAACGGCGGCTCTTCGACGCTGGGGGGTGGAGCTGGCGGCGGAGCGGCTAATGGTTCTGGTTCCGGGGGGAACGGTGGCGATTCTTCTTTTGGCGGTGGAGGAGGTGGCGGGGGAAGTGCTTCTGGGAGCGCTGGGAGCGGCGGAACCGCTCGCCGTCAAGGAACGTCGGAGATCGGCGGTAACGGCGGGGCCGGTGCAGCGGGAAGCGACAACGCCACGGCTGGTGTTTTTCCGGCTGGCGGCGGGGGTGGTGCAAACACGGGAAATTCCGGTGCTGGTGGTGCCGGGTATGTACGGATCACAACGGTTTAAGGAATTTTAATATGGCAATTTTGAGAAAAGCTATCGTTGAAGACGGCGTTGTGGACAACGTGGTCTTGATAGATTCAGACGCCCCGATTGAAGCGCCGGTTGGAATGATCATGGTCGACGCTCAAGACGCAGCGCCGGGATTTTTATACGACGGCTCGAGTTTTTCACGCCCAACAATTGACGACACGGCGAACGCTTGGGAGAGCTTGAGAAGGCAACGCAACGAGCGACTTTCTGCGACAGATTGGTGGGCGTTGTCGGACATGACAATGAGCGCCGATCAAACGGCGTACCGCCAAGCGCTTCGTGATCTCCCGGCAAATACTCGAAATCCCATGTTGATCGAGTGGCCGACGAAACCGTAGAAATGTTTAAGATTATCATCTTTGTTTTTTTGCCAATCACTCCAGAGATTGAAGCAATCGAAGTGACTCATCTTAACTCACAGATTTTGCAATTTCGCTCGATGGCAGAATGCCGTGTCCACGTTCGTGACAATCTTCAGGAATTAAAGAATTTTAGCCGTCAGCACTATGACGCTCCGGTTCAAAAAATCTCCTGCATGAGACTGCAAAGGGACATCTGATGACAGACATGAAATCGATTGGTGACGCTGCGGCGGGGATCACCGCCTTCGCCGCCGTCCTAGATTGGTTGCCCACAGTCGCAGCCGGGTTAACGGTGCTTTGGTATTCAGTTCGCTTTGCCGAGTGGATTGTCACAAAATGCAAAAAAGAATAGCCGCCATCGCGATTTTTCTCTTATTCGCCAATCCGGCAATCGCATCGAAGTTTGAATTTTCGCCGCCGTCGTTTTTGCGCGGAGCGACTTACCCGTGCTGGCCTAAAGAAATTTTATTAAGTCAGTTTAAAAATATCGGTATGCGTGTAGTCGAGCGCGGGCTGATGAATATGGCGATTGATCCCGCGCAGCCGTTAATCGAAGTGTGGAAAAGCACAACGCATTTTGCGATTGTGGGGATTTACCCCAACAAAAATCTAGCCTGTTCTTTTTTGGTTGGGGAGACGCTCGATGGAGCTTGATTTGCGTATGGCAGTCAGCATCGGAACGCTGCTCGTCTCAGTCGTCTCAGCCGCTGTAATCGTAAAAACAAAACTAGGAACGGTAATTGAACAACTGGCCGACATTGAAAAACGTTTACGTGCGCTTGATCAGCGAGTCGATAAAAGTGAGTTAACCTCTGCTCGCGTCGATGTCTTGGCAAAAATTCTTGATCCAGAAAAACGACGACTTTTATTTGAGCGGCTGACCAAATGTGAAGAGGGAGTGAAAAACGCACAGTCCGAAATTGGTCATTTGCGTAACATGCATAACCACAAACATCCGCCCGTCCCAAATGCTTGAACGACTGCGAAAAGACTTGGAGCATGACGAGGGCGTGCGGCACGAGATTTATCTCGACCATCTCGGACTGCCGACCGCTGGCATCGGTCATCTTCTTGTTGAAGGCGACCCAGAATACGAGCTTCCGGTCGGCACCCCCGTTAGTCGAGAGCGCGTTGATGAATGGTTTGCGGTTGATATTAAAAACTGCCTGGAGGACTGCTCGAACATTTTTATGAATTGGGAAGAGCTACCCGCCGAGGCACAATGCATCTTGGCGAACATGGCGTTCAATCTCGGCGGGCCTCGTCTCCGCAAATTCAGCAAAATGATTGATGCGATACACCGCGAAGACTTTAAAGCGGCAGCCGACGAGATGCACGATAGCCGCTGGCGTCGGCAGGTGCCGCAGAGGGCAGACCGTCTCATCAAGAGAATGCAGGCGGTCGGATGAACATTGATGTTGGCCGCGCTGGCGATTTCATTGCAGCCGCAGCACTTGCCCGAATGGGCGTGCAGACCGTGATTAGTCAACAAACTGGCTTCGATCTTGTCGCGTTTATCCCACAGCCGATTCGCATTGAAGTTAAAACAGCATCCAAACGAAGTAGTGAAAATAACAAACGCTACGCCTTCATGACGTCTAGGGGACATAACAAAAAACTTCGACTGACAGACGAAACAGCCGATGTGTGCTGCCTCGTAGCTTTGCCAGAGCGATGCGCGTTATTTCGTCTGATTGGTGAAATCACTGGGAGTAACACGCGGATTTTGACGGATGAATTTACCCCAAAAAACGAGACACAAAGCTGGCTCGATGTGACGGAGAAAATGAATGATTCCCCTGATTAGCGCCATCATGCCGATGGTCGGTGAGGTCGTTGATAGGCTAGTGCCTGATAAGGCTGGCGCTGCAAAGGCCAAGCAAGAGTTGGAGGGAAAGCTGGTCGATGCCGCGATGGCGGGGCAGCTTGGAAATCTTGAAATCAATAAAGTGGAGGCCGCCCACAGATCAGTGTGGGTAAGCGGTTGGCGACCATGCTGCGGCTGGGTCGCCGCAGTTTCTTTGGGCGCTCATTACCTCGTTTGGCCGACAGCGCAGTGGATTGGTACGCTGGCTGGTTTCCATGTGCCGCCGCCAGAATTTGATATGGATCACCTGATGACGATTCTTATGGGAATGCTCGGGCTTGGCGGCTTACGCACCTACGAAAAGCAGAAAGGCTTGACCAAGTGAACCAGCCGCAACGTTGGAGAGGCAATCCGGCGAGTCCACTGGGACTGGCGCTCATATTTATAATTTTTACTATCGTGTTAAGCGCATGCGTTCACGCATTGCCGCTTGCCGTGATGAAGGCGGCTTCCGATACACATCGGCAGAAGCTATTGGAGACGCGAGTCCACAAGATTGAAACCAACCTTTTGAAGGTCAATTAGGTCATCTGTGTATGCAGACAGCAACCGATCAAGCTCTTCGGCAAATATCCAAGCATCAGCGCGTTTTTTAAAATTCCAACTAATGCCTTCGTCTTTGTCAGCAAGAACTACGTCTGTGCCGTCGCCATCTTCGTCTGTCACGACAGTGATTTTTCTGGTTTGTGCCATGACAAAACTTTACCAAAAAATCACCCGTAGTCCCGCGCATAATTTGCGCGGTGGCGTGCATAATTTGCGCGGTGGCGTGCATAATTTGCGCGGTGGCGCGCATAATTTGCGCTTGACTATTTGTCGTCTTTATGAGGGCGTTCGTACTTTATTTCTGAATCGTAATCGCCGGAATCAATGCGTTCTGACATTGTGCGTAAATTCGAATCAAAAAGTGTCCCCATTTGCTCGTTTTTCACCGTTGTGTTCGCAATCTTAATCATGTCGTCGAACATAACTATTTGCCGCGCCCAAGCCACAATGTCAGGGTCTAGCAACCTCACTAAATTTCGATCACTAAATTCGGTTATAAACGCCTCAGTTACCGAATAGACGTCGGTGCTTTCTTTTTCAATTAATCCTAGCTCTTCCCCGCGATTAATAATGTTTTGGACGGTCCTGCGAGACGCATAAGCTCTCGGCAATCGCGCTTCTAAGTCGCTGATGGTAAAACTTGCTCTCGTAGAAATTGACAAAGCACACAGACGACGAATTACAACACTCGCTTTGTCACTGCATTTTTTCCAATCGCTGATCGTCGGCCCCACATCTTGTGGCACCCCGGTTTCAATCGCAACGAACGCCTGAGAGGCCTGTTCCATCATCTGATAGCGATTACGCCATGCAAATGTATCAGCGAGACGAATAAATGGCCGTTTTTTAAGCGCCCAAAACTTTTTTGTGTGATCGTATCGTTCAGCCGCCCGGTGGGCTTGCTCAGATAAAGTGGAAGACTTAAATTTATACGACGGTCCACGTTTTTTGTTTGTCCTTTTCATCACTGTTCCTCTTTAATGCACCGCTTAGTAAGCCGGCCAATTAGAATTTAAAAACCGCAACAAGCCCTGTTTGTCGGTCTCTATGTCATACGGCTCAATACTTATAACTTCCCCCTTATCTAATTTTTGTGGATAATCGCTGCTGGCTTCTTGCTCTTCGTCATACGCTTCCTTTATCGAAGGATACACTTGCATTGCCCATTTCCATCCTTCGCTGCGATTAGTAAACCACTTGGCAGCACGCCAATCGCCGGCAATTACCCTTACTTCATAAAACCGCATTTAGTTTGCTCCGTTTTGTTATTAACTAGGTCTGCGTCGGTTAAAGATTTGCAAACGCCTCTTCCATTATTTCTGACAGTTGCTCAGTCTGTTCCACTGACGCAAACCAGTGGGCGTAGACTTTATAGGTGAATGCGAGACTCCCGTGTCCCATCAGGCGTGCCAACTGCGTCTGGTCAAACTTCGGATTGAAGATAAGTGTCGAGGCATAAAAATGCCGCAAATCATGCCAGCGGAAAACACCAACCTTGGCGTGGCGGCATGCTTGCCGAAGCTTTCGACGCAACAGACCATGTTCCAAAATTCCCCCGCTCCGGTTTGGAAATACCAGGTCGTTTTTGGCCTCGACCAAAGTTTGTGCCAGCTTCCACTCCCGTAAGGTTGTAATGAGTGACGGGGCGACTGTTATTTCTCTGCGCGATTTTGCTGTTTTAGGCGGGCCAATCTTGTAGTTCTTTTTTACCGACTTTGTAATTGAGATAGTGCGTTTTTGAAAATCTATGTCGCTCCACTGAAGCGCTCGCTGTTCTCCAGCCCGAATGCCAGACATAGCGGCGGTGCGTATCGCCGCCACCCATTTTATTCCTCCAGAGTCCGGTAGGTTGCCTTGGCGTTTGTTTTCTATCATCGCCGCGCACTGTATTACCTTCTGAACAATCTCTTCTGATATCCGGTCGATTTTGAAGCCCCCTTCGACACCGTCCTTTTTGGCAGGGAAATCCATGTTATCGATTGGGTTGATGGCAATGTGTCCCATCAGCACCGCGTGCTTAAAAAGCATATGCAAGACCTTTTTACGATGGATTGCGGTGTTCCACGGGCATTGTCCGTTCTCAAAATCGAAATGCCACTCGTAATTTTTCTGATCAATCCACTCTTTAACGCCGTTACAGAACATCTGCGGTACCAGCTTGGTGCGAACATCGCCTACGCTAATGTCACCGACTGGAATGTTCTTAATCAACTCTCCGTCAATCTCCATTGACGAGAGTTGAATGCAAATGCGCTCTTTATTTTCCAAGTCTCCATCGCCAATTTCGCCAAGCATAACCCGCTGTGACTGATAGCGAATAAAGTCGTCGCAAATGGTCTGCATCGTTGGCGTTTTTAGTGAATGCTTGGTCACGCCGTGTCGAGATTGGTCGATTGCCCAATCTATGTAGTCTTGTGCCTCTTCTTTTGTTTTGAAGCCCTGCTTGGTCTCAAAACCGTAAGCCTCGAGGTAGCATTTAAACCGGACCTTCCCGCCAGCGGTTTTGTATTTTACTGGTTTAGCCTTTGCCACTTTCCCGCTCCCTATACGCTTCTTCTAAAAGCGCAAATTGATGGTCGTGAAGAGCGGTTGCCAGCGTCCGCATGCTGGCATCACCGTTCTCCCACATATGTTGCCGGATATCTAAAAAAGCGCTGTCTTCGTTCTTTGACATAAAGCGCTCGTCAGATTTTTTACTCATAAAACCGACTCTGTTTCTTCTTCCAGTGCCAGCTTAAGGTCGATGGGCTTTAGCGAGCCGCTGTCCAGCATCTTCAAAATAACGCCGCGCCAGTTTGTAATTCCAAATTCTGCCTCAACTCGATCAAGCATGTGGACCGGGTCAATTTCTCGAACAACGAGCTTATCAACCTCAATGTGATCAATCTCATGTGTTCCCGCCTCAAGCTTGGCCTTTGAGTCCTCGTCAAGCTTAAGGCGAGCGAAGTAGTGCGGTAGGTTGGTCATTACAAAAGCTCCCGTTTGGTTTTGTTGATGGTTTCAAGCCAAGCAGCCTTTGCTCGCTTGGCAACGATGCCGGCTAGGTTTTGCCGGGCCGGTAGGCGGCGCTCTTGCAGCGCGTCCAAAGCTGCGGGGATAATCGCCCGCGTTGGTGTTTGGGAATGAAAATTGCCGATCTCAAAAAGCGGCAAAAGGTCTTCAGCGATCTCGTTTACTGTGCGGTCTTTGATGAACATTATTCTAAGTCCTCTGCATCGGTATATCGTGGGTCTTTTTCCATCGCGGCGTTCTTTGCTTCGCCCAGGACTTTCATGAGTTTGTCGGTCGCCATCCAAAGTTTTAAGGCTTGAGTCGCGGTCAACTCTTTGCCAATTCCGTAGGCCAATAAAACCTCGGTAGTCGATTCAATCTGGCTTAAGGCTTCTTCGAAAAACTCGTTGCTATCCATTGTTTTTCTCCCGTTTCTGATACCGTTACTATAGTAACTATAAGTTACGTTAGCAAGCAAATGAGTGCAATCAGACTTTTATAACGTAATATGGAATTACGTTATTTTTGGGATATTTTGGGAATAAATTTTCATGAGCCACCTTAACTATTTGTTATTGCGTGGCGTTCTGGAATATTAAATCAGACTGTGTGTCTGAAATCACACCCATCGTAAGCCACTGTTTTCTTTTGTTTTTATATACTTAGCCGCAAGCATCCGCAAGCATTCGCCACCAAAACAGGCCAAAGGCAGCAAAAGGCACCATAATATTTTTGCAATACTTGACTAGAGTCTGAAAGCATAGCTTACTGTATTTCACGCAGCGGGATTGGCCCGCCGCAAGAGGTTAGGAGACCTAAACGATGACAACAGCACAAGACATTATTGACCGGGCAGCCCAAGTAGGGATTAAGGTGAACCTTTGGGAGAAGGCCGGTCGATGCCGCCTTTACGCTCGCGCTCGAAAAGACATGAACATCTACCTCGAGTGCGACGGCAACGGCGACTGCATCGAGGGTGCCGCCCTAAAAGTTTTCTGCAACACAGAGCAGCACCCGAATTGGATACGCTCACAGGTTAAACAACAGCGAGAGGCATTCATGGGATTATTCCATGCTTATGTCGTGGAAATGTATAAGGAAACCGGACCTTACCCAAACGGCTACGGGCCAGACATAAATGAAATGATCGACGAGGCTCGTGAGTTTTTTGCAGATGTCGAGAAGGGAGACAGCTAAAAATGAGCATTATGGACAACGATAAAATGTGGTGGATCGTGGCCTCGGATTACAACGGATCAAAAGTCATCGGAACATCGGAGGGTCCAGACTGCACCGATGCCGTTGAAGACGCCCGTTCAGAGGGGAAAAGCGTAAACTATTACCATCGACCGGCTGGCATCTATTGGGACGGCTCGCCGCTGGAAAAGTGGCAATTGGCGAACTGCCCTCATTGTCGTCTGGCATGGGAAAAACACACCGCCAATGGTTAGTTAACTAGAGCGCGGGCGTTCACACGATGCCCGCGCTATTTAATCATCGCAGAAATGGGCGTCAGGATTTAATTTATGTGATGATTTAATTATGAATTGATTTTAAGGTGGAAAAGTGAACTTGTACAAAGTGCTTCTGGACGTCAGCGGCTTAAGCCAAAAAAGAGCCGCTGATTTTCACTCTGTCAGACTGGATACCGTTAAGAGTTGGTGCGGTGGGCGGAATGAAGCACCCGTTGGCGTCGTCTCAGAGCTTGCTGACTTGATAGAGCGCATGTCGAATGCCATCGATCAGGCCGTTGCAAAGATTGACGAAATGCAGACAAAACACGGCAACCCGCAGACCATTGAGCTAGGTTTCTGCACCGACGACTACGAGGCAGAAACGCTCGGCTGGCCTTCGGCAAACGTGCATAGCCGCGTCATTGGCAGGATTGCTGCCTCTGCAACTGCCAAGGGATATGATGTCAAAATTGTGCCTCGCGGCTCCACCCCCGCAACCTCTGCCGCAGCAGATGCAAATGCCTAAACGCCGCAACGCCACTGCCGCCGCTCTGCGGCATTTCAAGCCTAAAATCAAACCGGCAAGGCGTGGCGGCAAGTATCGGCGTCTTGAGAAGCATAAGGTGTGCCTCGCAACTGACGATAGATCACCTTAAGTCCGTAAAACTTAGCTGACGCAATCCCCTGCTTCATCCCGTCTGATATACCTAAATCGGTATAGACGACTGACGCATCGGCTCTTGCGTGCCAGCAAAGACCAGCAGCGATACCAAGCCTTCTTTGCTCTGGAACCGTGTCATCTAACACACCGGGCTGAGTGTACAATAGGTGACTCGCCAACGGCGACTCTCCGCGCATGAGTGAGTCCTTCAAGCACTCTCGGGCATAGTCAATGTTTGCCTCGACGTCTCCCGCATACGGACTTTCCAACACCACCAACATTTTTATATCTCCTTGGCTTGGCTCTCCCAAGCCAGAGCTTTATATCCACAGCCGTCTTGATAATTATCGACCTCTGCTGGGTTGAGGCACTGCCGTGCGCTTTTCATCAGGTCGAGCATCATCAAAACCTCGACCACCGTGAAATCGACGCCTTTATAAGCCTTCCAAAATTCAGCACAGAGCGCATAAGTGACATGAGCATCACCATGCATCCTGGCGCGATCACCACAAACCATCGCTTTGGCTGTCTCCAGCACAACCGCTCGTTCAAGCGGCATTTTTTCGCAAGCGCACTGCTTGCTCACAATGGCACCATCAGACATTTCCGACAAAACCTCTTCACCGCAAACGCTGCATTTCTTCATGATTGCGGCTCTGCAAGACGAGTAATTTCGGCGCGAGGAATCCAGTATTGTTTCCGGTCGCGCAGCGATTTAATTTGATTGCTACGAACCAGTTTTCTGACTCGTTCCAACCTTGTGTAATCATCACCGCCGAATAATTCTATTGCAGCTTCACGAACGCTCAAAAGAACCTTTGGTGCTGCTCGCTGTGATTTGATCTTCAAGACCTTCGATGAGCTGTCCAATGACGCTCGCCGCATTCTGCAAGTCATATGCTTTTCCCAATGTTCGATTAGCCGATGCAAAGTCGTCGCCCATTTCGATGGTTTTGGCGTCGAATTCTCGTTGGCGCTTTTCGGCAAAAAGCCAAAGCCCAATTGTCTCAAGCTCCGACTTTGTAAAATTTGGCGGCGTTTTACCGTACATGGTGAACGCCGTGGGCCTCGCTGCATCTATCGCTCATCGCGCAACCCGCCATCAACATCATGTACATTAACGCGAGCGCTGAAGCGAAAACCGTAGCTTCAAATATCGTTTTAATCATAACAATCTCCGTTTAAGCGTAATTAACAGTTACGCTATATAACAAAGACCGTCAACTTATTATCTAGATTGGCTTCCGCGAATTACATGGATGCGTCGAACTTGCGACTTTTCGTAGCTTAAAGTCGCATCTGGATTAAACTGCCGGAATACCACCGTATTGGTATCGACGCTAATCAATTGTTTAATAATCGCAAATAATCCGCCGCTCTCATCTCTGAGTTGGGCAACAACAAAATCATGAGGGCGAGCCGGCGATCCCGGCTGCGCAAACACTATTTCTCCGCTGTAGTAGCGCGGCTCCATAGACTCGCCCACAACATACACGGCGTAAGCTTCGCGGTTTTCGTTTATCCACGGTGGCGGAGATATAAACTCGAGAGGCTCCGAAACATCGCTGATATCGGCACCCACACCGCCTTGAGCAGCACCGTAAAGCGGCAATTTTCCAAATGGTACCGTTGGGCGTGGGGCTTTGGTCAGCGTTTGCCCAATGACTTCTTCCATCGAACAATCCAGCGCCCTTGCAAGGCGTTCGGCAAGGTTAGTGTTGGGCTGGACTTCTTGTCTTGTGTATCTGCGCAACGCAGGGGCTTGCATATCAACCAAACTTGCAAGCTTTGGAATGGTCAAGCCCGCTGCGGCAGCGAGCGTTTTAATATTATTTTTCGCCACCATTTTCTCCCGTTTTATTGACGTAACTGTGCGTTACGTTTTCCCCGTTGACAAGGGCGTAATTAATAGTTACGAACTGCAACCATGAAATTACGAGATTACCTCACCGAAAACAGTATGACCTTTACAGACTTCGGCAAGCGCATCGGCGTTAGCCGGGTGAGCGTTATGTACTACGCTACCGGGAAAAAACGCCCGTCCGCTGAAATCTGCCAGAAAATCATGGAAGTCACAAAGGGCGAAATAACAGCCGACGACCATCAAAGAGCGTGGAGAGAGCGAAGAATGCATGACCAACAAACAAAGGGGTTATCAGCTTGAGGCCGAAACAAGGTCATTTTGGCAAGAGGCTGGCTTTGAATGCCGACGCATTTTCGCTTCCGGCGCTTACAAGATGCTCGGAGAAGACTTCAAGGGAGACCTCATTCTTGAAGGTCTGCGGGTCGAGTGCAAACGAAAAAAGAGCGGTTGGAAACAATTGTACTCCGCACTCGATCAAGACTCCGCAGACCTTTTGGTCGTTAGAGAAGACCGCGCTCGCCGTCTCTACATCATGGAAGAGTCGACAGTTTTGAAACTACTACAGGAGAAAAAAGGTGGCACTGAGTGACAGGATTACGACGGGAGCGGTTTTTTTACCACCGCGACTTTTAATTTACGGCCCGCCAGGTGTTGGCAAAACGACCTTTGGTGCCGGAGCGCCAAACCCAATTTTTCTACAGACCGAAAATGGCGCTGACGTTCTTGGTGCAGCGCGGTTTCCTCTCGCGGAAGATTTCACTGAAGTTTTATCATCTTTGGATGAACTTCTTGCGGAAGACCATGAATATAAAACGCTGGTTGTTGACTCGCTCGATTGGTTAGAGCGGCTGATTTGGCGACATACCTGTCGATTAGGGGTCGAAGGTAAGTACTTTGATAAGATAGAGGACTTTGGATACGGCAAGGGATATGGCGCAGCGCTGGATTATTGGGCGCAATTTTTGAGCCGGGTCGAGCGCTTAAGAATTCAAAAGCGTATGATTATCGTTCATTTGGCTCACTCGGTCGTTAAGTCATTTAACGACCCAGAGTCTGACGGCTGGGATAAGTACCAAATAAAACTGCACCGCAATGCTGCTGCCGTCTGCATCGAAGCGTCTGACCTTGTCGGATTTGCCAACTTTCGCACGACAAACGTCAAGGTGGATGGTGGCTTTGCCAAGCGAACCAGAGCGGTCGGCAGCGGTGAGCGCGTTTTAAGAATTTCAGAACGGCCAGCGTTCCAAGCGAAAACACGCTACCCCATCCCCCACGATGAGCTTGAGTTTTCCTGCGAGGCAGTTTTGTCCGCTATCAAAGATTTGCAACTTGAAAAGGAGAAAGAAAATGGTGGCACTTAACATTGAATACGCACCGGATGATGGCACCGCAACTGATTTCCAGCCCGCACCGGAAGGCCAGTACAACCTTGTCGTTGTGCAACTGGAAAAAACTACGTCAAAAGCTGGCAACGAGATGCTGATGGCGGTCTTCCAGATGGAGGGCGCGTCTGGCTCAATCTGGCATTATTTCAATGTTTTCCACCCCAATGCGTCAACCAAAAACCGCGCAATAGACGAATTTGACGACTTCTCAAAAGCGATGGGGTTTCCCGGCAGAATTGGAGACACCGACCAAGCAATCGGAAAGCGGTTTGCCGGTTACGTAGTGGTTGAGCCAGCAAGCGCTCAACATAAGGCAAAAAATAAAGTGACCCGGTTCCTCCCGGTCCCGACGCCGGGTTTACCCACGCCACCACCCGCGTCGGGACATCCCAGCCCACAAGTTGATGGACCGACTTGGGGCTAGGAGACTGGGGCGGGGTTTCGGCCCCGCCCCCTTTTTAAAATGAAAATTGACATTAAAAGACCGATGGAAGACCCGACGCTGGCGGCGGCTGACGCAGCGCTGGAGGCGCGTGGAGCAGAGCGCCAAGCACGCGGGTATCTCGGCATGAGCGGGATCGGCGGATGCCAGCGTAAAAGCTTCTATCAGTTCATCATGGCCGGAGTGCTACCGTTTCCCTTCGCAACCCTTAAAAAGTTTGAAGACGGCTTCCGCACCGAGGATTTAACCATTGATCGGCTGCGAGCGGTTCTCGGGCTTACCCTCATCGACCGAGACATCGACACTGGTAGGCAAATTGCCGTTCACGACTTCGATGGTCATTACCGTGGGCATCTCGACTTTGAGGTCTTGGGGCTTCTGCAAGCTCCCAAAACCTGGCACGTTGGAGAATGTAAAGCGGTCAGCGACAAAGTCTTCGCTGAGTTCAAGCGGCTAAAAGAAAAGCACGGCGAAAAGGACACGCTCGAAAACTGGAACCAGACCTATTACGCCCAAGCCCAATCGTACATGCTCTACCGAAAGCGCAAGCGCCACTGGATGGTGGTTAGCACGGCGGGTGGAAGAGAGTGGGACTCCTGCCGCACCGACTTTAACAAAGAAAAAGCACTGGTTTACGTTGAGCGAGCGCGACGAATTATCTACGACCGCGTCGTCCCGCCACGCATAAGCGACAACAAAGATTACTGGCTTTGCCGCATCTGCGAGTCACGGGCGGTTTGCCACGGCGGTAAGGCACCAAAGCGAAACTGCCGCACATGCATTCATGCCGATCCGGTCGAAGATAGCGGCTGGCGATGTACTCGACACGACAAACCGCTGTCTATGTCGGACCAGATGGCTGGCTGCGGAGACCAGCGCTACAAGCCAGAGCTAGTGCCGGGAGAGGTTAAATATGTGGACGACCGAGACAATACCGTCGTCTACAAACTCAACAACGGCCAGGAGTGGGCAGACGATGGAAAATGACGTTTTTGCGCTCAACAAAAGCGAAAACCGCAACCTTCCGCTGCCGGATCAACTCGCGGAAGTAAAAAAGCAAATCTCCGACTTAAAAGAGTTAGAAGGTGAGTTGATTGCCAAAGCGAAAGAGGCCGGCGAGGAGCTTGGCGCGTTTTACAAAACGGAGATTAGAACCGTTAAACAAAACCGGCTGAACCAGAAAAAGCTAAAGGTGAAGTACGGCAGCGAGTTAGACGCGTTTTATGAAGCGACAGAATACCTAGCGGTTTACGTTCGTGAGCTTCACGAAGAGTAGCACATCAGTTTGCCGCAGTTGCTTTCGAGTGGCGCGAGGTTGGGGTTTTTCTCCCCGTCTGGCGAGAAGAACTGGAGAAGACAGGTGGTTTTGCTGCCGAAACTGCCGCGATTATTGGGAGAAGCATATGACCGATTGGATGCCAGTAGAAGATGAGATGCTAAAAGAGGCGGGTGATGCCGGTCTCGAGTACCTAAAGAGTCTCGAAAACGGTCACGATCTTAAACAGTTGCCCAAAAGTAAATGGCTTGAGTTTCTGAGATGCGTCGTCGCACGGCTCACAGAAATACGACCGGATTATGACCGGAAGATGGAACAGGAATGGGCTGACGAAAATAACCCAATGGGACTGCCGCCGCTGAAATGAGCCAAGCCGCCAAAATATCAAAGGCGCTCGGCGGCAAGCGGACAACCGATGGCTTTATCATGCCATGCCCTGCACACGACGACCGAAATCCCTCACTTAGCGTTAAAGATACAGACGACGGATTATTGGTGCATTGCTTCGCAGGTTGCGATTGGAAAGAGGTAAAAGCGAAGTTGAGCGACATGCAACTACTTAATGGCGAAGAGCAAGCATCCGCTAACAAACGCGAGTTTCAGATAGTCACTGACAAGTATTCCTACTGCAAAGCTGATGGCAAGCTTGCATATAAAGTCTACCGATACACGCCTAAAGACTTTCGACCGCACCACTTGCGCAACGGCGAATGGGTCAAGGGCATGGGCGGCAAACAAGCGTTGCCGTATCGCCTCGACGTTTTGCTGGCAAATGACGAAATCTGCTTTGTGGAAGGCGAGAAAGACGTCGAAAGCATGCTGGCGGCTGGCATTCCGGCCACAAGTAAAAGTACCGGCACTGCTGTAGACGACCAAGTATTTCTGGATTTCTTCTCAAATAAAAAGGTCTTTTTTATTCCAGACAACGATAAGGCGGGCCATAAACAGGCTCGGAATTTCGCCAAGGCGATGCTGCCCGTCGCCGCTGAAGTGCGTTATTGCGATATCTGCCGCGAGCTACCGCCACAAGGCGATATGTCCGACTGGCTTGAGACAAACAACGCCGATGGACTAATGCAGCGGCTGCGCGGCTTTCCTGTGCTGCGGGAAGAAGAAGACGTCGATTTCGACCCCAGCGACGTTTATCCAACGATTGATGCCGATGGAATGGCGGCAGTCACAGTTGCCGACGATTTTGTTGAGGATTTCCTGACGGCTGGGCAAATGAGCGTTTTGTATGGTCCGTCAAACTCTGGTAAGACCTTTTTTGCCACCGACCTGGCCCTTCACGTGGCGCTGGGTTGGCGCTGGCGAGACCGCGATGTGAACCAGGGCGGGGTTCTTTATGTCGCCGCCGAAGGCTCGTACGGCATTCGTAACCGCATCGTTGCGTTTCGTAATCATTATGGCTTGTCAGGGAAAGTTCCACTTACGGTTATACCGACAACGGTCAACCTTTTGAACGACGACGCGGCAGTCCAGCGTCTCGTTAACACCATAAAAGTAAAAGCGCAGCAGTTTGGCGGGATATCGATGGTGGTACTCGACACTCTCGCCCGTGTAATGAGTGGCGGAAACGAGAATTCATCGGAAGATATGGGCGCGCTGATTGCCAACTGCGACAAGGTGCGACAGGCGTGTGACGCACATCTGATGTTGGTACATCACACCGGGAAAGACCTCGCTGCGGGGGCGCGAGGTCATAGTTCGCTGCGAGCGGCAACCGACACAGAAATCGAAATTGCGGTGGGCCTCGACGGCAGCGTGGCATCGGTGACCAAACAGCGAGAGCTAGAGGTCGCTGGCGAGTTTGGCTTCGGACTTGAGACGCTCGAGATCGGCACAAACTTGCGCGGCAAGCCCGTCACATCTTGCGTCGTTGTTCCATCCGACGTCGCCATGCGTAAACGAGCGCGGCGACCAAGCGGCAAAAATCAAAAGGTCATTTTTAAAGCCTTAATGAAAGCAGTCACCGATATCGGCGAAGGTCGGTCGGGACCGGAACATCCATTTGTGCGAGGCGTCTCCGTTGAGGCTTGGCAGCGATATGCATACCCCATGATGGCCGGCGAGAGTCGACATAAATCGACCGCTTTTGTACGAGCATTTGAGGGTCTTTTAGAGTCCGAATTCGTCGGCCATTACGACGATTTTGTATGGGTGATTGGCAGTGATTGAGGGTAAGCCGAAAAAGCCGAAAAAGCCGAATTTCGGCTTTTGCGGCAAATGCGGTTCTAAGCCGAAAAAGCCGCATTTTTCTTAAGAAATGCGGTTTCGGCAACGCATGGGTTCGAAATGGAGGTTTTATGATTGAGGAATTTATGCAGAAAGCGATGCCCGGCGATACGCTGGTTTATTATGTCGGCAATTACTCTTGTGACATCGCTAGGATGAGCAGGGACGAAAAAAGTGCTGCGTTCCAGAAAATGAGAGCGGCTCAGTTTTATGCAAAACGTGGGTTGGGGATTTTGACCCAGCGTGTCTACGAACGGACAAAAAAAGGTTCGATCTTTATGTATCAAATTACGAGGGCGAAAAAAGTTGATCCAGACTTCACGTGGTGGCGCGGGCATCCGCACTAAAGGAGAAGAGCTTCGTCGGCATGCCGGAAGTGTCGATGGACTCGGACGCTTGATAATTGAGGCTGCGGTGACTGACAGAAAGTTGCCGCCAGCGTACCGGCTCGGAGTTAGGGGATTTTGGCCTGACATTCCACCGGATAAAATGGGCTACGGCTATGGCGATGTAGAATTGCGCTGGGGCGGTGCCACAAGCGAAGAAGTTACGCGTTACGATTTGGTTGGTGAGGGATTGCGATGCCTCGATGCGGAAGCGGCGAAGCATCTGTGGTTGGTGGCGAATAGCGCTGTCGATTTTGCGAACAAGTGTGTGCGGGATCGAGGACCGCGATGGCAACTGCTGGCGAAGATGACTGGGCGGCATCCGCAAACGATTAAGCGCAGATGGCAGCGGTCATTGGCGGACATGTGGACACATGTGGATACATGTTGACAGTTCACGTGAAAAACAGTAATTTTCAATTACGCTTTGCAGGCGATACCCATGAAAATTGAAAATATTAGCGTCAACGCGCTGATACCGTATGCGAGAAACAGTCGCACGCACTCTGATGAACAAGTGTCACAGATTGCGGCGAGCATTAAAGAGTTTGGTTGGACAAACCCGCTCTTGGTTGACGAAGAGCGTCAAATCATTGCTGGCCACGGCAGGTTGCAAGCTGCGCAGCGAATGGGCATGGGCGAAGTCCCGGCAATCGTTCTTGAGGGATTAAGTGACGCACAGAAGCGTGCGTATGTTATTGCAGACAACCGTCTCGCGTTAAGCGCCGGCTGGGACGCTGAAATGCTGGCGCTCGAGTTTGAAGATTTACTTGCTGACGGCTTTGATGTGTCGCTCACCGGATTTGAGGAAGCCGAAATTGACGCCATGCTGGCCGAAGCCAGTGCGGTTGATGAAGGTTTGACCGATGATGATGCGGTGCCTGACCTACCGGAAGAGCCTACAAGCCGTTTAGGGGACGTCTGGGCGCTTGGGAGGCATCGCTTGGTGGTGGGGGACTCTACTGAGTCAACGGCGCTGTGTGAGCTTCTGAGAGGCTCTCAGGCGGATATGGTGTTTACTGATCCGCCGTGGAATGTCAATTACGGGGCGATTAAAGAGGGCAATGCCCAGGGATATAAGGTTCGCAAAATACTAAACGATCACAAGTCTGACGACGAGTGGTTAGAGTTTTGTCAGGGGTTTTGTGGGAGTTTATTTGAGGCGACGAAGCCTGGCGCGCCAATCTATATGGTGATGTCGGCACAAGAATGGCCTGTTGTTGACGGTACGTTGCGCGAGGCAGGGTTTCATTGGTCATCGACGGTGATTTGGGCCAAAGACACGCTCGTTTTGTCGCGGAAAGACTATCATACGCAATACGAGCCGATTTGGTATGGATGGAATGCGTCGGCTAGTCGGTTGGTGAATGTCGAGGATCGAAAGCAGTCTGACGTTTGGCAAATAGACAGACCAAAGCGGAGCGAGTTGCATCCGACGACAAAGCCAGTCGAATTGTGTGAGCGGGCGATAAAGAATAGCTCAAATGCTGGAGATATTGTTCTCGACTTGTTTGGTGGGTCGGGAAGCACGCTAATCGCTGCCGAGAAAGCTGGACGCAGCGCACGCTTGATGGAACTGGACCCGAAGTATTCGGATGTAATCGTTAAGCGTTGGGAAGAATTCACCGGGCAAAAAGCAGTATTGGAAAATGCCAGCGAAACCGAAAAAGAGTTCGCAGTTGTTGGAGAAGATATGCCAGCAGGTAGCGAGCGGAAAATCGATGCGGTCGATTTGCCGACAAGAAGACATGCCGACAATGACGTCGGTTCAGAGATGGCTTCGAGCTGACCCTGATTTTAAACAGGCATATGACGATGCCCGCTCGATGCGGGGTGACCGATACGGCGAACAGGTTAGTGACATCGCGATGGGTGTGCTGGCTGGAAAGATTGACCCAAACATCGGTCGGGTTGCCGGAGACTTGCTAAAGTGGTCAGCGTCTCGAATGGCACCGAGTTATTACGGGGATAAGCTGCAGCAGGACATACGCGTAACAGACGTTAATAGGGAGCATCTAGAGGCTGTGCGCTCGCTTTCGTCGGAGTCTTCGCCGGTCTTAAAGGTGGTCGGTGGCAACGATGTGGAAGGGTGAAACGCCAGTTTCTTTGGATATCTGGGGCCTTAAGGGGGGTCC